TCATTTCATTTTGTAATATATTAACTTGTTCTTCTGTATAACCATCTACAATATAACTTGCTGTAGTATCACTTTGAGGTTTAAGAGTAACGTGTAATCCTTTATCTTTAAATCTTTTACATCTATCAAAGTATTCATCCCATCTATCGGGCACCATAACTTGATTGATTGTTATTAACACACCTTGTTCTTGCAAAAATTTAAGTTTATTTCCAAAGTCTTCTTCATTAGAAAATTCTGCATGGTAACTTGCTGTAATACCTCTCCGATCTAAAGGGTAAGTTGCATCCAACCAACGACTCCACCATTTAAGACCCGGACTACAATTACTAGTCATATGAACACTAAGATATTCACTAGAAGGTTCAGCATAATATTCTAATAAATTTATTAACCCTTTGTATGCTGTAGGTTCTCCTCCACTAAAACTAAAATGAAATTTACTAAATCCATTTTCACCTGCTTGTTTTTTAATTTCTTTCATAGTACTTTGATATTGTTCTAATGGTCTATGATCTAAAACTTTACTTTTAGCATAAGGCCAACAATAGCTACAGTCATAATTACAAAATCTTCCAAGAATCCAACTAACAGAGAACACATTTTGTTCTAACATAGTTTTTTGTCCGAATTTGACTATATCATTAAATGGTATATTATTTTGATAATCCACAAACACTATCCTTCATTTTATATTTGTAATATTCTTTTAACCACGTAAAATTATTAATTAATTTTAATTTACTTGGTAAATCTTTACTTTCAGATCCGTATTCTTTTCCTGCTAACGCTCCTTTAATTGCATATGACCCAAACAGTTTATCTTTTCCAACGGTACACCAAACATCTAATCTACTATCTGTTTCTTTATCATCACCTCTATCAATTACTTTACTACTTAATTTTACACACTCTCTAAATGCCGATTTAAAAGTATTAAACGCATTTGTATTGAATACGCTAATATTAGAAACTTGTTCCATTGCTCTAAATCTGTTACTAATACTAGTTGTCATATCTGTAGTATCTTCTTTCATTTCTAATGTTAATCTACGAGGTAAAAGTTTTACACCACCGTACCCATATTCTAAATTATTAATTGGATTTTTACTTCTCCAGACGTGTACTACATTTTCATTTCTTTTTTCAGGCATAAAATCAAAATTAAAATCATCTAATACTTTAGCATCACCATCAACGACCCAAAACATTTTTGTCAAACATTTACTTGCGGCTGTTTTATGTGCTTTATGAATTCCTTGTACACCATCTACCCGTTGAACTACAGGAAATCTTTTATATAATTCATTAAAGTGCTTGTCAGCATTAACTTCTTTATAGCTTATAAAAACAATATCATACATTATATGGTCCTTTTCTTAAAAATTCTTGGGCTATTCATATAAACAGATTTAAAAAACTTACTTTGTTCTGTAGACAAAGGTAATACAGGTAAATCTATTTCTTCTCTATTTCTAATTTCGTGTCCTAATTTTATTATTTCAGCCATTATTTCTACTTCATTTAACTTAGAATGTTTAGGCCTTTTTGCTTCTAAACTATCTCCACTTCCCATTTTGTTTGGTTGCCATTCAGATAAAAGATATTCAAAATCTCTTACTAAATTTATATCCCAATCAGTACAAACAACTTTATGACAGCCCATTCTTGCTCCATATATTGACCATAGACCGTTTTCTACATCTGCTCCTACCGACATCCACACTAATAATCTATGATAATTTTGCCACCACAAAGTTTTTAGTTTTGATGCTCTAGCATTTCTATCAATGCTCATTTTTACTCCTTCTCTAAAACCTGATCTCCAGGCTTGTAAAGGACTAGCATTAATATAACTTGTAGAATAATTTTCGTTAAACTGATAATAATTAGGGAAATGACAAAACTCTACTGAATTTTTATCTTTGCCATCATGATTTTCATGAGTTTTCATATTTTTAACAAAATCTTTTGTCCACAATTTTAAACTACCATTACCATATTTTAATCCATTTAAATCAATGTTACCACACCAGCTAAACATATATGTATTATCTACGCCTAATGCTTTTAAATCTATTTCAACATCTAGAAAATCTTTATCTACAATAGTATCACCATCTATTGTAACAAATCTTTCTACTTCAGATATATCTGCACACGCTTTATGGGCCGCATCTAATCCTGTTACACCTTGAACTCGTTTAGCCCAAGGAAATTTTTTCTTAAGATCCGCATAATTCCTTTCAGCATTAGGTTCGTCATAACTTAAAAATACTAAATCACAATCTTGAATTTTAATTCTATCCATTAACTACCTCATAACTATAATCATAAAGTTTCCGACAATATAAAGAAGGAATATTATTACTTTTATGCTCCATTGTAAGTGTTTTTTGTTTAATTAAATTGTTTAAACTTACAGGTAATACATAATCTAATATATTAGCATCATCTTTTTTAGTAACATAAAAATTTAAAATTATATTTTTTGACATATCTAACGTATTTTCTATTTCTTGTCCTAAATTATCATTAATTTTAATATTCCATTGCTTATTTTTCATATCTAATTTAAATGAAATTTTATCATCTATATTATTAGAGTCTATTTTATATACATTTCTATTTTCTGCTTTTTTAGGTGACGAAATTTCATACTCTATTCCATCCATTTCTGTTTTAGACTTAACAATATATTTTCCATCTTGTAAAATTACTACATATTGAGATAAATTTTTTAACCCAATAGCAATATCGTGTCCTAAAGACTCTGATATTTCTACAGAGTTTCCTTTCTTAGTTACACTACAATTAAGAACTTGCCCGGTATCTTTATTAAAACTAAAATACCATTTTTGTTTTTGTATAATAGGTCTAAATGTTAAATCAGTTCTTTGCATTTGTTCTCCAACTTATTAAATAGTTCATTTGTTAAAAATCCAGGATCTACATAATGAAATATTCCATTCTGTTTATAATTTCCTATTTTTAAATTGCAATCATCATCAAAATAAGAGTTTACATAAGACATCCAAGCATTAGTTTTATGTTTCCAATTTTGTATATGTGGCTTCATATGTGTAAATGTTAAAAAATTTACTTTAGAAGTTATATTATTAGCATTATTAATTAAATGACTTGCTATTGCTACAGATAAATCCATACTACACCATCTTTGCGTATTCATAGGGGTAAATCTTTTATAATATATTTCATAATTTTTTATTATATGTTCAACCAAAGCAAAAAAATTAAAATTATTTTTTGTTTTTTTAAAATAATGCATACCACAATACAAATTCGGTAAATTATTCTTCGTAAATGCTTTTCTATAAAAGTCTGATACTGCAAATTTGTTTTTATATGTTTTTACTTGCGATGTAAAATACAAATCAAAGTTATCTAAAAATTTCCACCAATGGTCTATGTTTTCTAAGACCAGCATATCAGCATCAAGTACTATTGTTTCATCATACGGTGATGCATTATAAATTTTACATCTATTTTCTACTTTCCATATGCTTTCTTCTGCATAATCATCACCTGGTATACCTATAATGCTATTAAAACACTTTTTTAAATTATTAGGTACATTAATATTGGTCATTAAACATACATTTGCATTTTTATTATGTAATTTTATACTCATAGACAATGCAACTGCTTGTTTAAAGTAATCAGTACTTTTATTTGACTGTACAAAAATAAGATACCCTTTATTTTTTATCATAATCCTCTTTTATCCAACGATCATACATTATTGCACGATTTAATGCTAACTTGTTCATAATATGTAGGCTCATACCATTAACGGTACAAGGGTAATATTTTTTAGTGTCAATTGATAACATTAATTCCCAGTTTCCATCAAAATGTACAATATCATCTCTATCTGTTATGTAATATAGCTTACTTGGTAAGTTCATAGGCCAATTAGTTTCTTGAAAATCATTAAACATATGAATAGCAATACTAAAAGAATGATCATTTCTATAATTTTGTCCTATTATTTGATATGTGAACCTGTAAAATGACCAATTGTTTTTAATGTGTTTAATTAATTCAAAGAAAGTTTTCATTTTTTCTGTCTTTTTAAAATAAAATACAGTAGCCCAGTACATAGGAATACTAGAATCACTAACATCTATATCAGTTAAATCATCTCTGTGCTGATAGTTAATATATTCCGCATCTTTGTTAATTAAAAAGTCTGCATTTGATTGAAAACATTTTAAAAGATTATCATTACCTACAATATAATCTGTATCCATAACAATAGTTTCATCATACGGTGTTAAATCATAACAATCGGGTCTTGAAAAGTTATGCCATAATGCATTGTATTTGTTTGTAGAACCGTCTAGGAATGATTTAGTTTGATGTGTATTAATATTTTTAATAGAAATAATTTTGTCAAACAAGGAAATTTTGTCCGGAGGCACTGTATTTGATGTTACCAAACTTACTGGTATGTTTAAATGTTTTTTAATTTGTTCACAACAAAAGATTGCTTGTGATACATAATCTATTAAATTATTATTATGAGCAAATAGTAATATACCTTTAGTCATCTTTTAATATTTCCCCTTTTGACTTTTTTAACTTATTGTATTCTAGCCAATAAGAATTAAGATTTCTTTGATATAAATCGGAAATATTGTCAAAAAAGTCCTGTATTTTATCTACTTTAACAGGAATTTTATAATCATCTAATATAATAACATCTTTGTCTTTGTTTAAATCTAATAGCCCCTTACAATAATTGATTAATGCCACATTAACCGTAAATTGATGACCTTCATGGAAATGGATATTAGAATCCACAAACTTTTCTTTCAGAATTCTAGTTTGGTTATTGTGGACTTTTAATCTATCCGCAAGTCGCAAGGCTTTTTGTTGTATTTCTTCCATACGTTTTCTATTGCGATTATAACAGGATTTGTGAATTTAATCAAGTTGGAATTTGGTATTATAGAGTGCTAGTTCCGTCAATTGCAAAAGCCGGTGCAGTACCAATTACGTCAGTTTGTGCCAAACCATAATCAATTGTTGCAGTAGCATTACTAACATCTTCATCAATATTACCAGTAGCTTCATCTGAATATGTCATTGTAAACCAAATTTTATTAGTTCCATCTAATTTGGCTTCAATTTTAAAGTCATTTGCAGAATATGATCCACCTCCAGCATCTATTGCCGAAAATATATCTTGGTACGATGCTGTTATTTGATAATTTCCTAACGCAGTTGCTACCGTTCCTATTGGATTACCAGAAGTTTGTGTTGTGCCATTGGCACCAAAAGCTATAGTACCACAACTTGACAACATAGTATTCCAATCATTATCTTTTGTACTACCTGTGTTCACAACTCCAGTTATTCTTACTGTACCTCCTGAGTTAAAAAAATATCTTCTAGCATTTTCATCAGTAAATGTAACAGTAAAAACGTGTATAATTGTTCCATTCCAACTAGAACTTCTAGTTTTAGAAGACGCTGAACTGTTTACTGCTATTTGATTTACGTGAGCTGTTAGTCTGTTTGTTGCAATGTTTGATGCTAAGGCTTCGTATTGATCCCACCCTTTATAATTTGTTGCATCATCATCTGTAATTAAATCTGAAGAAGAAACTTCTTGAAGTTGCCCTGTTGTAGGGTCACCGCCATTTTGATGTTTATAACATTTTCTAACATCTTCGTAAATGTTATTAATATGAAGTGCTTGGACTAAATTACCTGTTGATACAGAAGAACTAGTTAAACTTTGTCCGTAACCAGAATCGCCTGTTCCTGTTGATAAAACAGAAAACACGCTTTGTCTTAAATTATTGTATCTTTCAGCTGTTACTAGTGCCATTTGTATTCCTTTGAATTATTTACACTTTTAAAACGCACTGGACTAGTTTTTCTGATGTCTCTTGATTGGTTTCTAAAGCAATTCCTACCATATTACCAGCCGCCCAATTCCATTTACCAATTCCTACCCCATTTTCGAAAGAATAAACTTTATTTCCTTTTTGGACTGCGCCTAAAACTCTAACAGGTACTTTACCAACAAAAGCAACAGGTTGTCCTGTGCCTTCACTATTCATTAAGTATGCAGGATTTTCGGAAATAACCCCTATTGGGCTCGACCCTTCAGTCGTTCCGTCTGCTGTTACTTCTTTTTCTCCACCTACTCTTACAATTGTACCTATTTCATACTCTTGATCAGTTTCATATACCTCAGCCAAGTCAGCATAACTGGCATTAGTTGCTGTACCTACAAAATATCTTGCAGTAATATCTGCATTGGCATCTCTAAGAGCTGTTGTATTTGCTACTTGAGTTATTGCACCCGGATATGTTGAAGGACCAAAGTAAACTCCTGTTGCCGAATCGGCATTTCCTTTGAAACTTGTTGCGTGAACTTCATACCATTTGTCAGCGGCATCCCCTAGGTTTCTATTTCCAGTTCCTGGATTAATACCTGTAGTCGTTACTTCTGCAATTGTAGTAACTTGTCCACTAACATTTACTTTTAAATCTATTTTTGATCCTACTTCATTTGAAATTGTAGCTTCATTACCATTTAAAATTGATACTCTAAGATCATTACTATCACCGACTGTAAAACCTGCATCTACAAAAGATGCAATTCCACTAAAAGTTGTTGTTCCTGCACCTGTAGTTAGATAATCGCTGGCAAGTTTTCCACCTAATCTTAAAGAGTTAGATGCACTACCCCAGAAATAATGATCTGTTGATGTAGTACCGTTTGTAGCGTCTTTTGTGTCTACAAGAGTAATTCCTTTTCTAATTTTATCAAAACCTGTAATTAAATTATTTGGATCTGAAGTACCTAGTGTAAATTCTGTTTGACTTATAGCAATTATTGTTTTGTCATTAACAACACCTTCTATAATTAAATGATTTGCGTTTAATGTATCTTTAACAGTTCTACTTTTGAACTGAGTAACAACTGATCCTACACCTTGTGGACCTACTAAAACAAATCCTGCTCCGTTCCAAGCATATAATTGATCATTTCCAGTATCCCACCAAAAATCTCCAGTAGTTAAACCTGTAGGAGCTGAGGCATCTACTTCTGCTCCACCTGTTGTTCTAAATTTTGTACCATCATAAAACTTTAATTTGCTATTTGCACTATCAAACCATAGTTGTCCACTAACAGCTTTTGAAGGTGAAGTTGCTCCTGAGAAGTTTTCCAACATATGTAAAAAATTCTCATTTTGAATTTCACCGTATCCAGCGTAGTTTTTACCTATAAATCTGATGTCTGTAGTCTGATCTATAGTACCATCTGCTACAGTTGTAAGTAAAGTTCCGTCGTATTTGTTAACTAAATATGCCATTTTAAATATTTATCCTTTTTTACGTAGAGTGTGTAAGTGTTCTATCGTATTCCCATGCTCCTGTACCATTACCACTAGAATCATTAACTATAAACTGTAATAAACTCCTTGTTGGTGTAAATCCTATGTTTCCTGAAGCAGTTGTAAATGTAATATCCTCTACAACTTGTTTATTTGCATTACCCACAACAGGTGTTCTTTGAATTGTACCACTGTTAGCGTTATAATTACCACCTGCAAAGTTTAGTCCTGTACCACTACCATCTAAATCTATAGTTAGTGAAACGAAATTAGGATATTCAGCAGTAAATTCTGCCGCCTGTACTGTATAATTACCATCAATATTTGCAACAGGACCCGCTCCAAACGTTGTTCCTGAAACTACAACTGCCTGACCTGCCTCATAATAGTGAGAGACAGTCATAGTAAGTTTAGTAGTTTGTCCTAAACTAACATCATCAATACCTGTTTGAACAGCATTAATAGTTCTTTGTGCGGCTGTAACTGTTTGATCAACTGGTGAATAGTCTATTAATTTTACACCATCTACATTAATACCCGATACTGCTCCACCTGATCCATAATCAACTGTACGAACTCTTGCTAATACTCCATGAGATTTAGATCCTATTGGAACTGCGTTAGCCGCCGTGACATTTGTGTTTAATGGTGGTTCACCGTTTGGTTGAGCATAAGTGGACCAAGCATTAGGTGTACTCAATGCAGAATATCCTTTTGCAGGATATAAATCTTCTAATACTTTACATATCCAATCCCATAAAGTAGTTCCTGACCCTTGTCCTGAAATATCTAATTCTATTCCAACAGATACACTTCCGTCTACATATGCTTTAGTTACTGCATCGGATGGATCTGATGGTGTGCCAAGTCCTGTAATTCTTTGGCTATCCATAATTGTAATAGGTTGTGGACTTTTAAGTTGAATTTTATTTGATGCATTACTACTATCTGCTTCAATAGTTAAACCATCTATTATTATTTCATCAACTTGAAGTGCAGTTAACGTTCCTAAATTTGTTAAAGATGAATTTGCTACTTGAGATCCTAATGTATTTTCTGATAATACAATATTTGTATTAACTTTAAATGTTTTTCCTACTGCTAAATCTATATTTTCTGTTGACGTCCAACTATCTGTGCCATCTGACCAAATAAATTGTTTATCACCTCCAGTGGATTTAAGAATTATACCTCCTTCATCCGCCGCAGTATCATCTCCAAAAACTCCTGCATCATCTATTGCTAATTCAATATTTTTATCTTTAACTTGTAAATTAGTAACAGAAATATTAGTTTGTGTTCCGCTTACTGTAAGATTTCCTGAAATGTTTACGTCACCACCTACGTCTAGTGTTTTAGTTGGTGTTGCTTGAAATATTCCTACATAGCTATTAGTAGCATCAACTTTAATTGCCGATGTTGCTGTAGGATTACGTACTTTTAAATTAAAATCTTGATTAGTTAATACGTTTTCTATAGTAAATGCGTTTGAATCAAATTTTAATTGAGTATTATTGTTTAAACCAACAATAACTCCTGCATTATTTTGAACAGTTATTGAACCTGTAGTTGTATCGTTAGCATCTGCATACAAATATTGATCACCAGTTCTTGGTGTACCTGCCGCATTAGTTAAATTTTGTGCTTTAGAAACTACGCCTCTATATATAAAAGAATCTTGTACAGCATTAAAGCCTTTGTATATTGCACCACTAGGATTAGTAGTTGCATTAATTAGTTCTGTTATTTGTTGAGTTGGTACTGGAGTAAAGTCTACATTAGCCCAAGCACCTACAAGTGAACCTTGAATAGAAAACTTAATAACAGTTCTTGTTTGATTTTGTGTATCTAAAATTGATACTACTTCCCAACCTGATGTACCTTGTGCAAGTGAATAATCTGGACCAACTAATTTAAGAACTGTTCCATCAAAGAAATACATTTGTTGCTTAGAACTATCAATCCATAGATCACCTGCAACCATATTAGGTTGTGTAGTTGCAACAGTTGTTCCGCCACCGGATACAAAAGCTGTTCCATTATAAATTTTTAATTTATTTTCTGAAGAGTCATACCAAAGTTGACCTTTAATAGGATTTGCAGGAGCAGTTGTATTAGCAAAATTTTCTAATACTTTGATAAAATTTTCATTTAATACTTCACCAAAGCCAGTATAATTTCTACCAATTAAAGTTAAGTCGCTAGATGTAGTATCGATTTGACCATCGATTAAATCTACTAATAAACTTCCATCTGTTCTATTAAGTTTATACCCCATCTTACGCGGCTCCTGTATAAATTATGTAATTAATTACTAGATATGGATTCATAACACTAAATCCTTGTCCTACAGTTCCATCTACTCCACCTGAATTAGGCATTGCTTGAGCTGTATTAGAACCTGTTGGTCCATCATATACAATTACTGCTGGATCTGAAGGCGTTGCTGTTATATTTCTTATTCCATAAAATTGATCATTATTAGTTGATTTCATATTGTGTTGGTGATCTGGTAAGTTTGTAGAAACAAGTGTTTTCATCTCTGTACCACTATATCCTGCTAAATTATCTGCTGTTGTATCTGTTACACGTCCAGCTTCTACTCCTCCCATATTATCTGCACCTAATGGGAATCTTCCTCTTAAATCTGGAACTTTAAACAAACTAGCATTACTAGGTGTTCCAAATTGAGTTCCTATTACGGCATACAAAGCGGCATAAGTTGATCTCGACACTTCACTACCATCACACAATAACCAACTAGATGGAGCATTAGCTCCTCCATAAGACATCATAGATCCAATTGGTGGTGTTGCTACAGAAGATAAAAATTGATCTGCTGTAATTTTAAAAACACCTGTTGTGCCTGTAGTTCTATTAAGTATAATTTCATCTGTTGCCTGTGGTGTTGTTGTTAAAGTTTTATCTGCAATAAAGCTATTACTTACAGAAGTATTAAAAGTTTTTGTAGTTCCACCTGTTTGACCATCAAAAGTAATTGATGTTGCTGAAACATCTCCAGTCATTGCAAAAGTAGTTGCTGTAGATAATTTATTAGCCGAACCTGCAGTTCCGCTAACTGTACCACTAACGTTACCTGTAAAATTTCCTACAAAATTGTTAGCATATACATTTAAATATTGATTATTAGTTGCTCCTAAACTATCTGTATTATTAGCAGTTGGCACAATAGAACCTGCTGTAACTCCTCCTACAACATTAAGATTAGTACCTACGTAAAGACTTTTGGCAACACCTGCTCCACCTTTAACAATTAAAGAACCTGTTCCTATTGACGTTGCATCTGTAGTACCATCTGCAAGTACATTAGCACTTGATTTAATATTACCTATTACATCTAAAGCCTCTGTAGGAGCTAAATTATTAATTCCTACTTTAGAAGAAGAGTCTAATCTCATTATTGCAGTTGTTGTGCCTTGATTATTAACTCTAAAATCTATATGTGAACCAGATGTTTTATGTTCTACTATTCCTGCTTGTCCTTCTACTCCTACGGAAAACGTTCCGCTAGAGCCTACTTCAATTCCTGAATCATTTTTAACTTTAAGTTGAAAATTTGCAATGTTAGTTGTGTCTGCTCTTAAAAAATTACTTGCGGCAACTGATGTTGTGCCTACTATAAGATTTTCTGCCTTCTCGGCTGTTCCATAAAATTTTCCTACACCTGCACCTGTTATATCTGCTGTACTTAAATTAAATCCTGGGTTAATTGTTGTATAACCTGTAATAGTTGATTTAGGTGTAAATGAATCTGTTGCTATGATGGCAATTGGTTTAGCATTAACTTCCAGTTGTACAACTGTATGTGAAGCATCATCAGTACCTGTAATTGTTACAGGTTTTGCTCCTGTTGATAATCCTGAACTATATTCTGGACCTATTAAAATCCAACCTGTTCCTGTAAAAAGATATAATTGTTGATTGTCGGTATCTACCCAAAGGTCACCTGTAATACTTTCACTAGCCGCTGGCTGATTTAATGCTTTTTTTAAACCGCCACTTGCTACCCAGTTAGTTCCATCATATACTTTTAATTGATTAGTTCCTACTGTAGTATCAAACCATAATTGACCTTCTAATGGTCTTACTGGAGCAGAGCTTTTTGCAAAATTTTCTAATAAATGCAAAAAGTTTTCAGCTATTACTGTTCCATAAGAAGTTGTAGATTTTCCTGGTAACGAAATACTCGTTTCTTGATTGACCGTATTATCTTCTACAGTAATACTGCCTTTGCTTACGCTATCAGAAAAATTAACCGTATATGACATTTATTACCCCTCGTTAAATCCTGTCAAACTTTGTACTCTAACAGTATAATCTATTTGAATTAATCTGTTTAAACTTTTTTGGACAGGATGGAATACTACATGAGTAAGTAGATTTCCAGTACCACTAGGGGAGTAACTTACTAAACCTAATTCGTCAAATACGTATAATCCGTCTACATTACTAGAATTATCTACTGCATCTTGTCCGCTTGGCTCACCATAATCTAACAAACAAGTAACTAACACATCTGTATAATTTGTTCCATTAACGTGTCTTGTTTCAAGTTTATTTCTTAATGGATCTAAATTTGATACTGATCTATCATCAACTATTTTAGTAAATGTTTGATTATATAGACTAGCATTAGTTCCTGTTGAATTAGGCGTTAGATATGTAATAATACCAGTTGGATCGATGGACGTTCCACCGTTACCAAATACCATAGAATTTATGAATCCTTGACCAGCATTAGCAAGACTATCTGCTAGTGCTTGACTCATATTTTCATAGTGTATGGCGTTTCTTTTATTAATGAACACATGGCCCGAATCGGGATCATGTATCTTAATATGCCCTTGAAGTAAGACGCCGCTGTTTTCTTTAATATTGTTCATTTACGCTCCAGTTCGTTATGTGTATTTATTGCGGCAAAGCCAGTTCCTTTTGTCGCAAGAATCTAGCAATATCATTGTCTGATTGACTTAATGGTTTAATGCCAGATTGCCATTTTTTACCTAGTTTTCTTATAGTTATTATTTTTGTGCCAGCTATAGGTGTTGTTGTAAGTATTACAACTGGGCTTATTCCGTCTACAGTAAATTCTGCAGGAGAAGTAACGTCAGCTTCGGGACTATCTTGTCCTTGTGTTGAGTCATATACAGAAATATCATTCTTTCTCATCCTCTTACCACCTACAAATAGTTCAAATTCGTTAGCAGATTTAGGAGTAAATCCAATAGTAATTGCATTAGTACTGCCATCTGCTGTATATTGTTCAGTTAAAAATTCATCTTTATAAGGTACAGTTTGAAACTGTCCTTGATCTAGGACTTCTGCACCTACAATATGCATATCTTTTACTCCAGTTCCATATGTTCCTCGTCTAAGTTGTGAAAGTATATTGCCTGTTTTAACAAAATATTCTAGTCTTTCTCCCTCAATAAACAATACTCCAGGGTTATTGTCTGCTATACTAGGTTCAGTTATACCAACTGCATTTTCTAGTTCTAATTCTTGATCTGTCCATTTAAGAGATGTTGCTAATTGATATTTGTTAGTATTACCTAAACGTTTGTAATGAGTTTTATTCATCATATCTTTAAATTGTCTGTAACCAAATTTAGATACAAATTTAGGTGCTGTAAAGTGTACAATATCTATAACATCATTTGTAGCCAATGATCTGTTTATTTTCAAATACATTTGATCATTTGTAACTTTGTAATCTACACTAGGAGCTAATAGTTCTCCATTAAGAGTTACCCAAACATATTGAGCATCTTCGGCTAATTGTCTTAATTTAATAAGTCCATTAGTTAATTGTTT